ACGGTTATTGCATCGAGCACAGCTACTAACGAGGTTGTCCAAAGAGAGCGGGTCGCCCCCGTCACGCAAACTGATTACGTGATCCACTTGCGTAGCATCTGCACCACAATAGACACACACGTAATTATCTCTAGCTAGTACTACTAAGCGTTGTTGTTTATATGCTCGTGATACTCGAGGGTCTCTCGTACCTCTTACCATTAGTAATGTCCCTTATCGTAATGAGTGCGCAAAGCTAAACACACATTGCCTTTATACCTATGATCTAGATATTTGATACCTAAGACTATCTGTCTATATGGGTTTGTCTCAGTCATCTTTAACAGCTGAGGTATCCCAAACGCACTACTCTTTTTATTCTTAGCTGTTGGTCTCCAGTTACTTTCTTTAGTCCAGAGCTTATCCAAACATTTCATCTGTTTATTATCGTTAATTATTAAAGCTGCAAACGCTTTATATTCATAGTGTTTTATACTGTCTTTATCTATTGCTAGGGCTGTATTTATTGCTATTAACGAGTTAATACATAGCACTCCCGATAGCACCAAACATCGCCTGCGAGCTATCCGCCCTAGCGGCTCGCCTGCGAGTGTGGAGCGTACCAGCCTAGTCAAATACCGTTTCATAGGTTGTTCACCGTTTCCTCGTTATCTATAAGCTGTACGCCCAAAACCCCACACCCGAGGCACTCAACCACAAGTACCCCGGGCGGTAGGTTGCCAAAGTCGGTTATATTCTTATGATCGTGCACGGCTTTACACACTCTGCAACTAAAGCGCATTGTCGCCATACTCTGACCTCTTTAAGTACTTCATCTCAAACAGGTTAGCTTGAGGTACCCAGTAGTTGTTATCCCACGCCACCCGATACCTCGGCTGCATAGCCATAGCTACAGGCATCCAGCCCACTAGGTAATAGACCGGTGACTTACCAATTACGAGTATTGCTATATCTCGCATACGCTCGGCAGGTCGAGGCCTATCCTGAATTATTAAATGGCCGTTTACGTGGTGTGTGTGTTTGACCTCGATATTTCCACCAACATCTGCGCCATCGTGGAAATCGTCAAAGCGTGGCACGTATGAGTAATCGTTAAAGTGAATAGCTACAGCTATCTGAGCTCCCATAGCCTCAGCCTTTTCCGTTACCATTTCGTGATAATTAAGAGCTCGGTTATATTGTCCCCGCTGCGTTGTAGGATGCGAGTTTTTTACCTGCATCCACTTAAAACCTACATCGTGGGCTAACTGCTCTTGTTCGTGGTCGAGTACTACACGATCTAACCCCGGCACAATTCGCATAGCCATATAACCGCCTCACCACCTACTACGGTGATAGTTAGGCCCCCTTGTTTGGACCTGTAGTCCCCACAATTATCGCACTTATCCACAATTTCGCGGGTAATGCTGCCGTCTCTGTGGATAGTTGTAGCTACGCCGTTTTTAATCATCTGCATTTCGCCCATTAGAGTTCTAACCTATCCTCACAAGAGGTACAAAATACCTCGAGTAAATTATCGTCTCGTTTGTATTCATTTACGGCCGTGTCGTTATCACACAGGCTGCAGTTGCTCCCACCGAAATACCGGATAAAGCTGTAAACGTGTTTCACATCCACACAGCTTTGCACTGATCGCTTTTAACCTTCGACGGGCAGGTCCAGCCTTTGTAGGCGTTCCCCGTTTTGGAACTCTTGCCCTCTTTGTAAATCATACGTCCGTGGTTACAAATAGGAGATGACTCTATAACCTCTGCTCCGAGTTGGTCTGCCACGGTCTCAAGCGTTGCAGCTAGTGGTACTGCAGTGCCTTCGGGCTCTTTACCGATACTCCAGTAGTCCGGTGTACTTACAGGCTGCTCGACTCGTGCCATATCTTGAGAGGTACTACGCGCTTTATGCTCGAGGCTCGGAGTTAGCAAACCTATAACTCTGCCGTAAGCGCTTGTAATCGTATCCTCGACAAACCATTTTTTAAGATTAGCCGGGTAAGTTGCCACGTTGCCATAGGCATAGTCCACGGCGCTAGGCACCGTATCCTCATATTCACGATAAGCCTCAGCTTTGATAAGTATCCAGCCCTCTTTAAGGTTTGCATCCTCGATATAAGCTATTAAACGGCCGCTCGCAAACTCTGATCTAAAACGTTTAATGCGGCTGTTTACATCCTCGTAGTTATCTAAAAACGTCATTGTGATACTCCAAACTTAAGTAGAGGCGACTCAGCTTTAATAGCCTGCTCCACCTGCTCGGATAAAGGGAAAACGGTGCCATCCGGCCAGTTACTTACGATTTCTCGGCACTCACCGCAGTAGCTCCGCACGGTGCCTTTAGCTTTAATCGTTACGCTTGTAATTGTTACTACAGCTTGACGGCGGGCCTTTTCGTGCCACTCCCACACGCCTTTGACGTGACGGCCACCCCAGCGGTCCTTGCAGTAATCACAAAATACGCCTGCCTTTGAGGTGCTAATCATTGTTGTACCGATTTAGCGCCACGGCGATAGCCCAGCTGTGTCCCGATTTTCTTGCCCTCGTTAAAACCTTTTGCGTAGAAAATTATCGCGGTAATCGAGGCTACGATAAACATATAAATTAACACTTGTATCTCTAAAACTGTACTCATTGTATTACGCCCTTTGTTAAGGCCGATACGATCTAAACCCTGAGAGCTTAGCCCGGCTCGGCAGTTTGTGGTACACCATAAGGGTAAAGGCACATACCGACAAGATGCGACTAAGACACGCTAGGAGGTTGGTCCTCTTTTCTAGGTTTGGACTTAAGCCCATTACTAGCTAGTACGCCGCCGAGAGAGCCCGTAAGAAATACCGTTAAAGTTGTAAGTAAATCTATAAAAGCTCGGTCGTTAGGAGCTTGAGCACTGACCGGCTGAGTTACAAAGATAAGCGCGTAGAGCATCCCGAAAACTGATATACCAAAAACAAGGGCTAAGGTCACTCCAATAAACACAATAAGGCGCGCGTGTAGATCCTCAGGGCTTAAACGGCTCATAGATTTCCTTGGGGATGAGGTCTTTGGTACACGTACCCACAACTTCGCACCGTGGAGGCTGGCAGTTTGGGTTACTCCAGTTTTCGTACTCTTGGCACTCATACCTTACCCATCCTTGATAACCGCACCCCGATAGGAGCAGACTCCCCAAAATCGCCCCTATCAGGGCTTTCATTAGTTAGCGCCTACGCCAAACTGCTTTTCGCTTGGTGCTAGAGCCTTGAGGATAGGACCGACTAAACCTGCGATAAACGCATTAGCTAGTGTTTTTGGATCTGTAATGCCTGAGAGGTATAGCGCTCCCACGCAACTAACTGCAGCTCTTAAGTATGAAAGGCCTGCAGCTTTAAGTTGTTCGCTCATTTTTTTACTCCATCTAGCCCTAATTTAGTGATTAGTTGTTTTGCCTTCTCCGGGGTAATTGCTACCTCGAAGTGCATCTCGTCTTTTCTGTTCGTGTAATCGCCGCCCCACTTGAGGCCGTATTTTTTAGCGAGCGCACGGATCATAGGTACCTTCTCAGGAGGAAAAGTCCCGATTTTGCCTAGTGCGTGTTTAGTCGCGTTAAGGTCTATAGCTGTACCGGAGGAGTGGCAACTTAGTTTGTCCTCGCTACCACGTACCATCCTGTAAGCGTATGACCAGTCATCGAAAGTACCGCCCTCTACCGGCTCGATTAGAGTATTAAACTCGGCAGTAAAGGCTGCAAGTAGTGGGCCGCAGCCCTCAGCGCATCGCAGCTTAAGGTTTGTGCCTTCGACCTTGTAGCTAGTAATACGGATCTCGTCCGGGTCCTTCGAGGCAGGCCAGCCGTTATAGCTTGTCTGCATTGGTAATCATTTCGTCATAAACGCTTTTCAGCATGGAAACGAACTCTCCATTACCTTTGTCAATAATGACATGCTCTGAGCCGTTTAATTCATCCGTAAAATAGGTAATGTTTTCCATTAGAGTTCTGCTCCTAGTGCGATATAAGCCGATGTGTTGCTATTGGCAGCAATAAAATATGGTCTAAATTGAGTCAATGCAGCCGAACCATGTGTGTATCTAATAATTGGATATGTATAACTGCTATCGCTTGAATTAAGAGTCCAAGTTCCAGTTGAAAAAGCATTGCTACCATCAAGCAATCTAATTGTAGAAGTTTCTAATACTGTTGGAATAACTCTCATAGGTACTGGCACAGCAATAATCATGTCTGCAATAGATGTTGTTGCCCCAGTACCCATTGAGGATAGATAAGCATTTCCGCCATTGGGTGTATTTCTCCAGTAATACCTTTGGCAAGCAGCCAATTCACCACCATAATTAGGAGCAGAACGGCTGAAAGAAGTTGCATAACTTCCTAATTCAACCTGAACGCCAGTAATTTCGTAATAATCGGCTGCACCAGCAGTACCAGTAGGAGCGCAATAAAAATAAACAGCCATTTCAGTCATATTAGATGGCAAGGTTGCTGTGTAGGTAAATCGTTGCCAAGTTGTTGTTAAAGTCGCGCTAGATGAAATTGTATCTGCCTGACCTGTGTAACCTGCTGTGTAATAATTTTGGTCTGTGCCTGTGCCAGTTGCCAAGATAACACCGAGAAGGCTAGAAGTAGGAGAATAGTTAGCACCTTTGCGAGCATAGAAAGAAAGAGTAACTGTTTTTCCAGCCAAAGGAATTGAATTAACACTCTCAAAGTTTTGAATAATGTTTAACTGAGATGTGCTAGTTGAGCCGTTTGTTCTTTGATAACGCAACGCATACTGGATGTTAGGCAAGTTTGTTGTGTCACCTGTTGCAACGCGTGTGATAGTTCCCGCTGTTGCAGTTGAACCTTGCCATCTATCGGCTGTATAGCCAAGAGCAGGGTTGGCAAAGGTTGTACCTCGTTGCCATACATCCATACCGCCATTTATTACGCGGTTCTTACCAGCTTGAACAGATAGGGTGCTTGTCTGTAATAGGTTTACTGTTCCAGTAATATCATTAACATCCGATGCGGAATAGACGTCCCCGTCCGCATAGGTCGTTTTCATTGGCCAGCCTGTTGCCATTAGCACACTCTCCTTAGGATAATAATTTTAGTAGTTAGCATCTATTAAAGCCTCCTCGGTAGTAAGTGTCGTATCCCAACTATTAGCCGTAATATCGTGAGCTATGCCTTGGCACTGCAGGGTTTGAGTTATGACCGTGCCGGACTGTCCATAATTGGTAATTTCCATAGTGTCGAAATAGTCAAGATCTAAAGCGGCCTCTACTCCGGTGGTATAGCCGAGAGTTACAAGATCGAGGGTTATCTGACTAATCGTCAAAATGGCATCTTTGCGAGCGCCTACGTACGCGGTGGCTAGACTTAGCGCCACCCCTGTGCTTTGCATAAGCATATTGTTAGCTGTAATGGCCCGGGTAAAGTATTGAGCGATAGAGGTCGCATCCTCGTAAGTCTGTGTAGCTAGTCCAATAGGGGTAACGCTTGCCCGGTTTACTATTGCTTTATCGTTAAAGCTAAATTGGATTTTGGAGTAGTTAATACCTGTTACACCGTCGTTATTAAATACTGTAGGCGTAGCGCTTTGTGCATCAAAGCAATAGGTACGGTTCTTAAATACTACGTTACCTGCTTTGTCGATATAAAAGGCGCCCGGTCCCTCTGTAAACTCGACTGTTTGGCACGCATCGAGGACTGTACGAGTGCCGCCCGGGTCCACTTGGCACGTCGTATTGCCAGTTTGCACCGAACGCTGAGAGTTAGGAAATGCCACCATATCGAGGATTTTGTTAATACGCGTGCCTGTATCTTGCCCGGCTGTAGCTCCTGTAACCGTAGTTACGTTTGAGTTATAGAAAAGTCTGAAGGCATCAAAGCATATTAGATCTACAAACCCGGTCTCTTGGTTTTGTGGATAGGTGTATAAAAACTCTGTGATATATCCTGCAAAGATAGGGTAGAGGGTGCCGTTGTAATTAGCTTGTATCTGTATCTTGCGTAGAGGCTGCACGTCCGGGTAGTAGGGCGACCCTGTGTTTTGAGGGTTAAAGTAGCCGTCCGGGTCATTTACTCGTACTGTTGCCTGACCGCTAAGGTATTTATCCTGCAGGGTATTACGGCTACGGCGTGTAGAAATCTTAAGCGTTTCAGCCGATACGTCCACGATATTAGGTACGACGGTACCGAGCTCTGCAAAACCTAATTGACCAGTACCCAGCACCATTACGGTACCAAACGAGGCACCTTGCGTAAGGTTAATTTTAACTATCGGGGTAGCTGGTAGGACTGGCATTAGTACACCGTTGAGTAGTTAATAGGGATACCGGCTGCTTGGTTATTGTAAATACCCTGGGTAATGGCATCTACTAAATCGCGCTCTGTTGTGACTGAGCCTGATATATTTACGGTGACGTAAGTACCGCCCATAGATCCCATTTTATTTAGTGGGATAACAGCCTCGGGCCCAGCCTCACCGATAAGGGCCATAGTCGCCTCTGTAACAATTCCACCTGTAGCCATAGTTGCAAAGGCATCGTTTTTGGCTAGTTTGTTCTCTAGTGCCCTGCCTGTAAGTGTGGACTGATAAACGTCCGGGCCTAGATAGGTGCCGCCTACGTAATTGTTATTAGGTGTGCCCATAATGGTAGTTGTAGGCTGAATAGTAGTAAGAGCTAATAACGCAGCTAAAGCAGCCTGCAAGGTCGCTAGCCACGCCTCAAACGGATTAGGTACGTCGCCGAGGCTAATCATTACACCGCGTAACTGTCCGAGTAACGCCGCATCCTGCGTAATAAGGCTGGCAAACTTAGCTGCAGCTTGTACGTTGCCTTCGTTAATCGCATCCTCTAGCTCGAGGATATTAGTTTTAAGCCGGATGCGTACTCGGTCCTCCTCGGTCTGTTTAGCCATAGCGGCAGCTGCGAGTTGGATACGATCTAAATCAAATAATTTATTAGCTTGGTTAAGTACCGCGCTCGCCTTTTCTAAGGCCAATTTTTTCTGTGCCTCGGCAGCTAGTTTTTTAGCATTAGCAAGTTGTACCTTTTGTGCGGCTGCAAGTGCCTTAGCTCTTTTAAGTGCCTCGGCCTCAGCTTGTGCCCGTAACTTTTCTACTGCCGTTAAACTGTTGCCTGTAGACTGGCCTGAGACAGTCATAGGGGTCTTAAACGGTCCGGGCTTTAATCGAGTAGCTTGGCCTAAGCCTGCAAGGTCCTCAATAATCTGCCCGCCAAAGGCTATATAGAGATCGTGCCAAAACCCGGGCTCTCCGGCAATACTTGTTTTAGGTGTGATTTTATCTACGAGACTAGCTACGCCCAAAATAACATCGGCGGCAGTTTGGCCAAAAGTCTCCATAGCCTTAGTAGCGCCACCTATGCCAGCATCGCCGGACAATAAAACAAAACTATCTACAAGGCCTTTACCTATAGTCTCTTGCATATTGTCGTAAGCGACTTTAATTAAACTTAGTTGCCCTGCGTAGGTACTTAACTGCGCTGCATTTTGCCCGCTAAATTGTTTATTTAGAGCTGTTTGTAATTCTATAAAAGAGGCGGTTTTTAATTCTGTCTGAGTTAAACCGAGGTTATATTTTCTAAGTCCTTTTGTGTTACCTACATAAGCCTGGGCTATATCGTTTGAGACTCCTACCAAACTTTCGCCGCTGCCCGCTGCAACATCGAGGGCTAAGCCTAAAAGCTCTTGCGATTTAGTAACGCTACCTGTTGTAGTCAATAGGGCCTGCATAGCCGGCCTTAATTCACTATCGAGTACGCCCGAGGTTTGCTCTAAAGTAGATATATAGGATCTAACTCTCTGATCCTCAAAGGCTAAGTTTAAGTTACCCAGAGTTTTAGTAAGAGTAGCTGCGGCTTTATCATCTGCTAAAAATGCTTTAACAGATGCTTTACCAAACTTAACAACGGCGGCTGCCGATAAAGTTACGCCTACTGTCTTGGCAAGGTTTTTTACAGTTTTATCAAAGCTGTTTACGTCCTTGCGCGCTTTGCCTAAGCCTTTGCCGTCATACTCTGAGGCAACACTAAATACTAAGTTTGGTAGTGCCATTATGCCGCCAGCCTGTAGGAGTCTTTACTTATTTTGTTAAACTTTTCTATAGCTGTAGAGATAGCCAAAATAACCGCATCCTGCGCTTTACCACGATCCTCGTAAGCTGCACGGAAAATAAGGCGACCGCGCTCCTTTTGCTTGTCTCCGTATAAAGGACCCATACGGTTAATAAAGTGAGCACCTGCACCCGGGTTATTAGACTTACTAGCTGAGTCACCGCCCGGGTTCTTACGTCCAGCAGTCTCATATATAGAGCCGGCAGCTGAGGCGTTATAGATAAAGTACAACGATCTAAAGCCGCTCCTATTCCGTTTAGTAGGAGACTGACTATATTTGATACCGCTGACTACTGTTTTATGATCGTAGAGCGGGAAAAGGCGAACTCGGCCCTCAGTGTTAAATTGTCTAAAGGCTGAGTTACGAGCTGTAATTTTCTTACCTACGCTGCCCTCTGCCCAGCCGTAAAGGTTATCCGGTTGAGGACTAGGTGCGTAGCCTCGAGCCTTATCACGTAAAGGCACCATAACGGCACGTATCTCTTTGTTCATTTCTTTAAGGAGGTCCGGGTCAAACTTGCGCATAGCCTTAACGGTGGCGAGGGCCCCCTTTAGCTCTACGGGCATTTTGTGCCTCCTTAGCTTGGTCGTTTAATACTTGTACTAGGTTTTGGAACATCGCTACGTCTAGGTCTAGCAAGTATTGGGGCGGGATATGGGTAGCTATAGCTAACTGCGCTACTAGATACCCAAAGGACCCCCGCCCCACTACCCCAAAGGGAGATCGTCTAAAACCTCGACTTTAGATAATGAGTCTAAAAACTCGGGACCAAACACCGGTACAACCTCGCCGCTTGTGCGTATGCACTCGTGGGCTAACCAATATAGATCGCTCTGCTTTTCGTCATCCCTAAACGCTTTCATAAAACCCTTTTTAGCGTACAGCTCAAAGGCATACTCGATACGTGGCGTAATTTGGTGCTCGCTTACGTTTCCGTCTGCCCTTGTTATTTTGAGTCTTGCCATTGTGTGCCCCTTTGTTTGTTATCAGGAAGTGGTAATTACGATAGGTGAATTACAAGTAAATGTAATTGACTGTGTAGCAATATCGCCTACAGCGCCGTTAATATCTGTGGTGTTGTTTACCAAGATAGTGGTGCTGTATAGCGGGTTAGTAGCTGACGTTGCGGCACTTGACTGCTTAAGAGTTAGTGGCACTGTTGTACCCCACGCTGCTTGCAGTGTTGCGTTTACGTTTGCCGCTGCAGTATCGCTAAGGAAATCTAAAGTAATTGTGCTTGACTCTAGGCCCTTAACAAACTTATGCGCTGTATCGCCCATAGCTGTAACTTCCAGCTCGTCAAAAGTGCGGTTAATTGTGGCCGCTGTACAGTGATCTGTGAGGGCCACACTATTAAGCGTGACCTGCACGGTATTGGAAAGATAAATTGCCATTGTTGTTATTCCTCTGTTTTCTCTATAGGTGCGGGTGCTGCTTTTGTTACTTTTTTATCAGCCTCGGTTATTTGTCCGATTTTGATTAAAAACGCTATATCTTCATCTGTGTAGCTCATTGTTTTACTCCCAGCTCGTTAATACGCTTATACTAAAATCGGCGGTGAGTAAGTCCCCGCTTTGTACGCTAAGTACTGAGGGAGCCGACATACTGCCAATGTTCATTACGATATTTGAGTTAGCCAATTTCTTAAATACTGCACAGGCCAGAGTCTCGATACCGTTAAGGTTGCCCTTATTGTCCAGCATAGGCACCGTCAAAATAATTTTTAGGTTTGCCAAAGGTGAGATATTTATATTTGTGTTATTGCTTGGCGTTAAATAACTATCTGCCGGCGCAACAATAACTGAGTTAGCCGTAATAGTTGGAGGCGGAAAATCGTAGGTATTCCACACGTTATTATTTGCTAAAGCCGCTGCGATAGTCGCACGGAGCGTAGTTATTGGAGTAGGCATTTATCCGACCATAGCCCCGGGGTTTGCGTATCCGGCAATAAGCCCCCTGATTTTGCCAATCATTGAGTTACCCATACGGTAAGGGCTAGGGCTAAAACCGTCGATAGATACGCCGCCTGTTTGTGATACTTGACGGGCCTGAAAAATATCTACGGCTAGGATCATCGCCGCCTCGCGTACCGCTGGGGTAGTGGCATAAGTGTTTGTTTTAGTATCGGCACCTGTAGCTGAGCCATAAGGCAATACGCGAGTAAAGTTTAAGTTTGCTGCAGTCTTAGCAAACTGAATAAAGCTATAGCCGTTAGGCCAGTTAAATATGCCGCGATTAAAAGCAATAGTTGGCAGGGCAGTAGTCGTGCCTGCAGTCCACGGGATAGTGCCTGTAATTGTGTATGTGCCGTTGTAAGTTGAGCCGCACCCACTCAAGGTTACGCTATCGCCCGTGCTAAAAATTGCAGGGTTAGCGACCATCACTGTAGCTACGTTGTTTTGCAAAGCTGTACCTACTACAGGTGCAGAGTCAAACCATAAAAACTGATTAAGAATATCCTGAGCAGACTGGCAGCACTCCTCGATAATACTATCCGCATATAAATCGCCTATTCCTAGATTATCTCTAAGCTCTTGCTCGGTGACGTATGTAGCTGGCACTTGTCTGCTCCTCTCTAACTATGGGCCGGTAGGGCTCAAAGGGCTAAGAGCCCTACCGACTATTAGTGTGTTGTTAGTTCAGGTTGAACTTAACGATGCCCTTAGGCATCTTTGCGATTGTTGCCATATAACCGTAAATCGCTACCTGCACCTGCAAGTTAGATACTACGTTTACAGACATATACGCTGTTGGTGACTGATAAACAGTGAACGCCTCAGGCGCAAGAATTACTGCGCTATCGTCGATTGTTGTAGTAGCTGTGAAGTTCTTGTCTACGTATAAATCAAGTCCTAGCACGTTCCCGCGAATTGAGCCCGGTTGAGTTAAACCGCCGGCGTTCATTGGCTGTGATGCAGAATAAATTGGGCGCCCGGTTGTATCTGTAGCTCCCATAAGTAGCTGCCATTGTGAACCGTTAGCAATATAGTTATTAGCAAAATAACCTGTAGCCTCGTAAACCTTACGTGCTGCATCTGAGGCAAACTCGATAATGCCGCCTGAGTCTGCATCGCATCCTGAGCTGTATTGACCAGCTGCGATAAGAGCACTTAATACTGTTGTATCAAGTGTCTTAAGGTAAGCGTTTTGCAGTTGGTTTGTTAGCTCAGCATAAAAGTTAGGATCTGAGCGCTCTAGTAATTCCACGCTAATAGTGTTCATACCTGCGTACTTAGATACAGTGCCAGTTAAGTAAGCTGTTTCCATACCTGTGTTTTGTACAGCTCCGGCCTCAAGCTCAACAGTTACAACAGGTGCTACGCCTGTACCGCCGCCTGCTGAAGTCACAAGTGATGGCACGTTAATAGTCATACCGTTAGCTGGCAAAGTTCCACGAGAGCACGCGTCAATAGCAGGTGTACCAAAACGTGTGTTAGTTGGGAACTCTGAGAGGTATTGAGTAGGTGAAAATGCAGGGTTGGTAGAAAAACTATCATCAGCTGCGGTTACATAGAGCTTTGAGTCCTCGTTACCGAGAGCTGCCTTAATCTTGTGCTCTGTGTATGCACCCATTGAAGTGATTGGTGTACGTACTCTTTGTGAGTCAAGTACGGATGGACGGATAATCTTACGAGCGGCCTCGACCTTTTCAGCCTCGACCGGTGTATCTACCTGAGTCTCCTCAGGTGTATTTTCAGGGGCTGTAGTCACAGCATCCTCGCTTTCGGTTTCTGTTTCGGTTTCGATTTCTACGATTGTCGTATTTATCGTTGTTGTTTTTTCTTTTGTACTTGTAGCTGCCTCAAGCGCTGCTCGAGCTGCTGCAATATCAGTTACGGATGCGCTAGAAAAGGCTGCGCTCTCAACGAGCGATACCTCTTTGAGGACCGCCGCCGTCACTAACAGGTAATCACCCATTGGCTTAGAGGCAGTTACATCTACCCCTACGGATAAGCCGGTTACTAGGTTTTCCTGAGCGAGTACTAGCGCATCTTGTCCTCGAGTGCTGCTAGATAACTTGAAGGATCCGTAAACGCCTTCGGTCGAGTCGCTAAATGAAATAGCGCGACCTACTGGCTTATCTTGTTGGTGTTGCAATAAAAGTTTAATTTTTGTTGCATCCGGTATTGCAATAGAGCCGCGCTCAAATACAACTGGCCCGGCGCTTGTGTGTCCTACTTCGCCATACGGTGCAACCATCCCGTAAATAGTTCGTTTTTCTGTATCGGCTGCTTGTATTTCCTGACTAAACGTTAGTAGCACTTGCATCTCCTAGCGGTGTGAGTTGTTCCATCTGACGAGCTTGATCTACGCCAATTAGATTGAGGTTTAACATCTTTTCAATAATGTCTAGGCGCTCCATAGCATCGACTCGTAAAAATGAGTCATCAACTGCAAAGCGAACTTCGTTAGCAGAGTTTGTAATATCGTTCATAGATAAACGGTCCTCAATAGCTGAGATATAAGGCTGTAATGAATAAGCCACAAACTCTTTACGTCCATCTAATATATTTTGGTACGTCATAGAGTTATTCATATCCGCAGAAATATAATAAGCAGGTACGTTCATAGCGCGTGCAATTTCTGTAGCTAAGTATTGTGATGCCTCGTTATACATCATGTCCTTAGGACTAAAGCCTACGTTTTCTACGCTGAGAGTGCTCGTTAAATATGCCGTTGATCGCGAGGCGCGACTAGCCTTCCAACTTGCTAACAAACCTTGTATCTGTGACTCAGGCAAGTCTGCGCCGTTATTTTTTAACACGGTTGTAGCCATAGGAGTAGCAGCGCTTACAGCACTTGCGCGCTGAATATCGTAAGCTGCTTTAATTGTTGTAGATGCTGTATCTAATACGCCCGGTAATAAAGATTGAAAAGTAACAAGTGAACCAATACCGCCCATAGGTACTTTTTCGCCATCGACGAAATAATCTTCTATTTCTGTGCCGTACTTGTTTGTTGTATAAGTTACGCGGTTATTTGCTACCCACTCAAAACCGGATGGACGTCCATCGTCCGCGTACAAACTTGTAACGCGCCAATATGCAACGCCGTAAAATATAAGGCTATCTACAGTTGCAGAGATAGTAACGCTGCGAGGTTGTCTAATATCAGGTTGTTCTAACCAAACAGGAGAGCCTAATTTTTCTCCTGTAGATTTTTTATACAGCGCTAAGTCAATACTCGAAATAACTCCGGCAACTAAATTGCGGCAACGTGCGACACTTGCAACTTGTAAAGCAAAAGTTCGGTCGATACCGTTGGAGTTATATCCGTAAGTAGATCCTGTATTAAATGATCCATAACCGTATTGCGTAGTCATTACGGCAGGTGCGTACTGGGCCTCAATAGATGGCTTTTCAGCTCTCTTGATACCAAAGGTTTCTAGTAGTCCCATAAGAGGGATTTTCCCAATTAGTCAAGCATTTTGCAGGTTTTTGTGTCCGTGTCTAACTGTAAACTTTAACCTCACCTACGGGCTGATTTAGTATATGAACTACAAAACTTAAACCGATTGCAGCATCTACAGGGCCAGCCGATTTACGCCGGATAATACGCCAGCTTGCATCCGATACCTTAGCTGCGCAGTTAGCCATACTCTCGACTAGCTCATTTTGCCCCGAGTGTACGAGACGTTTATTTACGAGAGCATCGTAGAGATCCCCGCACGCCTGATAGGCAGTCTGCCCGGATATATCCTGCATCGCTACGCCGCTCATCTCGAGGCGTTTAGCTATTGAGGCCGTGGTGTACTTGTCGTAACAAACGGTCCGAGGAAAATAGATATTTGTCCAGTGTTTAATGCGCTGAGCTATAAACAAGTCATCTACTGCCACGTCGTTATGAAATACCTCAAGGACTGCAACGCCTATACGGCCGTCCGGCATTACTTGGCCCATTACCAAACTTGCATCGCGGCGGCTCGGGCTTACGTCAAAACCAAAGATAGTAAGAGGGCCCGGGTTGAGCTGTAGCGTTTTATCGCCGGACTCCTCAACACTCATATAAGGCCACGGACTTGCAAGGCTTGAGATCCACGTGCAAAGTGTCTCGGTGCGGGTAGTCTCGATAGGTGAGGTAGCTATTGACTCCTCG